ATGTATGAGCAACCAACCAACGACGCTGGTGGCGGTTTTGGTGGTAGTGCTCCTGACGTTGCTAACGGTGCAACACCTACAGCTGGTTTCGACCCAGTATTAATCAGTCTAATCAGACGTTCAATGCCTAACTTGGTTGCTTATGACCTAGCAGGTGTTCAACCAATGAGTGGCCCAACAGGACTTATCTTTGCGATGAGATCACGTAAGTCATCTCAAACTGGAGACGAAACATTCTTCGATGAAGTAGATACAGCGTTCTCTGGTCAGGACTCAGGAAATGACCTTACTCAAGGTGGTTACACAGGAGAAGCATCTGAAGGTGCTGCAGTTGGTTTCGGTACAACTTCACCTGGTGCTAATCAAGGAAACAATCCTGCAATCCTTAACACTTCTGGAACTGGTCAAGATCAGTATGCAGTTGGTCAAGGTATGTCAACAGCAGATGCTGAAGCACTTGGATCAGAAGCTGGAGATCAGTTCAACGAGATGGCATTCTCAATCGAGAAAGTCACCGTTACAGCGAAGTCCAGAGCACTAAAGGCAGAGTACAGTTTAGAACTTGCTCAAGACCTTAAGGCAATCCACGGATTGAACGCTGAGGCTGAATTAGCAAATATCCTTTCAACAGAGATACTTGCTGAGATTAACAGAGAAGTTATCAGAACAATCTATAAGAGTGCTGAGTCTGGTGCTGCTGTTAACACTGCTACACAAGGTATATTTGACCTAGACGTAGATAGTAATGGTAGATGGTCAGTTGAGAAGTTCAAAGGACTACTCTTCCAGATCGAAAGAGATGCAAACAGAATTGCACAGAGAACTCGTAGAGGAAAGGGTAACATGATCCTTTGTTCTGCTGACGTTGCTTCTGCATTAACAATGGCTGGCGTACTTGATTACACACCTGCACTTAATGCAAACTTACAAGTTGATGACACAGGTAACACATTTGCTGGTGTTCTTCAAGGTAAGTACAGAGTATACATCGACCCATATTCAGCAAACAGTGCTGCACTACAGTACTACGTTGTTGGTTACAAAGGTACTTCACCATATGACGCAGGTTTATTCTACTGCCCATATGTGCCTCTACAAATGGTTAGAGCAGTTGGTCAGGATACATTCCAACCAAAAATCGGGTTTAAGACTCGTTACGGAATGGTCGCTAACCCATTTGCTGAAGGAACTACATTTGGTGGTGGTCGTATCAAGACTAACTCTAATAGATACTATCAGAGAGTTCAAGTTAAGAACCTTATGTAATTTTAATTACATATCTTTTTCAAGAGATCCTTCGGGGTCTCTTTTTTTATTCTATAAATATCTAAGAATAGACTAATTTTGTCTCATCTCATGAAATCTCTGAATTTATTCATAAACGAGGGAACTTCTAAAAAATGTCCAAAAGGACAATACTATTGTTTTACGGACAAGAAATGCAAAAAAATTCCAAGTGGATATTTTGTAGGTAGAAGAGGGTATCTTGAACCTGAAGAAGATTCAGAAAAATCCAAAAAGAACGGAAAGAATGGTAATGGAAACGGTAATGGTAATGGTGGCAGCACCAATGGTAACGGTGGCAGTAATGGTGGCGGTAATGGTGGTGGCAACGGTGGAGGAGTAAGTGAAGATGTTGATTTCAAATATCCTAATGTAAGGAGAAATCGTAGATTCAGCACTGGAATGAAAATGAGTATGAACCCAACTACAGGAATGGGTGCTAAAAAATCTACTAAAAATAATCCAGATGGTGATGATATAAGAAATTCAACTTATAATCAAATTAAAAGATTAGAAAGAAAAAAAGAAGCCTTATCTAGAAAAACTGCATCAAAAATTGTTGGAATTAAGAAAAAAAGAATGAGTGAAGAACTCGATAAGGATGATAAACCATTCGTCAAAAAGTTAGTTGGAAAACTCAGAAAAGGTTCTAAAACACATGCAAAACAGGCAGATGATTTAGAGAAAGCAATGAATGAGGAATCCAACCCTCGCATACCTAGAAAGAAAGGGCAACCTGCAAATTCTAAAAAACACTCTGATTTATATACTGATGAAAATCCTAAAGGAACTATTCACGGACTCGGTTTTAAGGACGTGGCTACTGCTAAAAGTTCTGTCTCAAAAATACGTAGTTCTTCAAGATCGCATGCTCATAAAATTCAAGCGGCTGTTGCTATGGAACAAAGGGCGAGAGAGATGGGTAAAACCTCTGAAGCGGCCGTTTACCGTAAGTATATTAACTCTATGAAGAAAAAAACTAAGAAAATGAATGAGGAAAAACATGGTGATCATGAACCTGAGATGATTCGTAGTCAATTAAAAACTGCAGGTAGAGCATCTAAACGTATTGAAAAGCATTCACGTAAGAAAGATAATTTCAAAGCGTGGGTACAATCAAAGATTACTAAGGCATCTGATTACTTAGATACTGCTGCAGATTATCTTGATAGTAAGGATATGAAAAAAGAAGCAGCAAATCCAGCACAACAAGCTGCAATTGCAATAAATATGAAGAAGAAGGGAAAGAAACCTAAAGATATGTCTGAAGGTTCTCTTCGTCAATGGTTCAAGGGTTCTAAATCCAAAGACGGAAAAGGTGGTTGGGTTAACGTAGTCACAGGTGGAACTTGTGCAAGTGACGAACCTGGTGAAGGAACACCAAAATGTGTTTCATCTTCTAAGAGAGCAAGTATGACAAAGGCAGAAAGATTATCTGCTGCACGTCGTAAGAAAAAAGCAGATCCTGGTCAACAGCAAAAAACTGGTGCTGCAAAACCAACATATGTTTCAACCGATAAACCCAAAAAGAAAATGAAAGAAGAAACTGATTTTATAAATTTACCCCTTCAACTTGAAGTGCCTCAAACGGAAGGAGAATTTAAACTGGGCCTTATGTTCCGTGAAAGTTTGGAACAAGACAGAGGAATGCTTTTCATATTTGAAAATCCTGATCGTCATTCTTTTCATATGAAGAACACATCAATTCCACTTGATATTGCGTTTATAAAAGAAGATGGGACGATAGACAGTATTAAAGAATTAAATCCAAATAGTTCAATCGCAGTTTATCCAGACAGCGAAATAGTATTTGCAGTTGAAGTAAATCGTGGTTGGTTTGCAGAAAATGATGTTAACGTGGGTGACGCATTAATCGAAGATCAAGCAGAAGTAATAACTGAAGTAAAAGACAAGAAGGGTAAAGGTAGTGGGTCTAAAGATGCCTGTTATCATAAAGTCAAGTCAAGATACTCTGTGTGGCCATCTGCATATGCATCAGGTGCATTAGTTAAATGTCGTAAGGTGGGTGCTGCAAACTGGGGAAATAAATCAGAAGAAGTTGAAATTGTAAATGAAGTTAGTAAAAAAACTTTAGGTAGTTATGTCAAGAAAGCAGCAACAGAAATAGGTGTAAGTGCTATGAAAGGTGACTATAAGAAGATGCAGAAGAGACACAAAGGTGTATTAGATGCAAGTGATAAACTTCAAAAAGAAGGTGCGTATATGGGCCCTAGCAAAGATGATTTAAAACTTATAAACAAAATGTATGATAAGAAGGGTAATAAGTCTGATTTTGGTAAGAAAGCAGCAGAGTATGAAAAGAATATGGATCCTAAGAAACGTCAGGCACTTAAGGATAAAGCAACTAAGGGTATGAAGTTTACCCATGAAGGAATGTCTTACGGATTATATAAAGGATCTGGTAAACCAGGTGGTGCTATGAAAGATTATCTTGATAAGAAAGCAAAGATGCTGACTAAAAAGAGAAATAAACAATCCGATGCTGCTAAAAATAATCCTCATTTTGATAGCACACAACCATCACCTTCTGGTAGGAATAAGTATGAGCAAGTAACTTTTCAACAGTTTCAAGAAAAGTGTTGGCCAGGTTATGAGAAGAAAGGTATGAAGACAATGTTCGGAAAGAGATATCCAAACTGCGTTAAGAAGAAAAAATGAGAAACGAACCGTGGAATAATCAACTGGATAATAGAAACTATCTATCTCCAGTTGGTTTTAAATTTGTAATTACAAAAGCACCAAAAGCAGATTTCTTTTCAAACTCAGCAAATATACCAGGTATCAATCTTGGATTTGCAGAGCAACCTACTTATTTAAAAAATATTCCTGTTGCTGGTGATAAATTAACTTACGAAGATTTTAGTCTTAATTTTTTTGTAGATGAAAATCTAGAGAATTATATGCAAGTTCATAACTGGTTGAAAGGACTTGGTTTTCCTGAAAGTATTGAACAGTTTATTAATCTAAAAAGAGGTGATGAGTATATACCAGAACCAAGTGCAAGAAGTGCACTTAATGAATATTCCGATGCAACTTTAATCATCTACAATAGCAATTTCAATGAGATATCAAAAGTTCATTTTAAAGATGTATTTCCAATATCACTCTCAACTATAGAGTTTGATGCAACTGCAGGCGACATTAATTATGTCGTGGCCACAGCTACTTTTAAGTATTCTATATACAATATAGAAGTTATGACTTAATTTATGAATCTTGATGAAATTCAAGCATTATGGGATGAAGATTCAAAAATAGACCAAGATGAATTACATGTAGAGTCTACGAAGATTCCATCCTTACATGCCAAATATTATAAAATTTATAATAATTTAACTCTTCTTAAAAAAGTAGAAGAGATCAAATTAAAACAAACAAAAAAAGAAAAATGGTTATATTATACTGGAAAAGCAGACCCAGAGATATACATAGATAAACCTTTTGATCATAAAGTCATAAGACAAGATATGGATATGTATCTCGGTTCTGATGATGACTTGATCAAAATTCAAAGCAAAATGGATTATTATCAAGTAATGTTAAATTATTTGGATAGTATTCTCAAGAGTATTACTAATCGAACTTATCAAATAAAAAATGCTATAGAGTGGCAAAAGTTTATTCGAGGTTACAGTGACTGACATTATCATCAAAAAGAAGAATGAAGTATATGTGACTGTCAAGGCAGAACCACATATTAATCAGGAGTTATCAGATCTTTTTACATTTGATGTGCCTGGTGCAAAATTCATGCCACAATATCGTAGTAAGTATTGGGATGGTAAGATACGTTTGTACTCTCCAGCTACTGGTGAGATATATGGTGGTCTTGTTGATAAAATTGTTTCATGGGCAAAAAAGTCAGAATATAGTTTAGAGTTTGAAAATAATCAGTTTTATGGTGCACCTTTTGAAGAAAATGAAATTATAAGTCGAGAAGGAGTCAAGGACTATATGACTCGTATCTCAAAACATAAACCAAGAAATTATCAAATAGATGCGGTTTATGATGCACTCAGATATAATCGTAAGTTATTAATATCACCTACAGCATCAGGTAAATCACTGATGATTTATTCTGTTGTTAGATACTATGCAGAAAAAAGTAAAAAGATACTCTTAGTTGTTCCAACCACATCTCTAGTTGAACAGATGTTCAAAGATTTTCAGGACTATGGATGGGACGCAGAAAATTATTGTCATCGAATCTATGCAGGTAAAGAGAAGACAAATGAAAACCCTGTTACGATCACAACTTGGCAATCAATCTATAAATTAAAAAGACCATTCTTCAAAGATTTTGAAGTGGTGATTGGTGATGAAGCACATCTTTTCAAATCTAAGTTTTTTCTCTCTC